AAGGAGTCCGAGCTTCTTGAGACCCCCCCTTCCGAGGATTGGCAGCCAATCCCGCCGAACACTCCTTCGGTCACGGCTGCCAAGCTTCAATCCCACTTCTCGAAGAACGCCCTTCGAGTTGCGGCGCTCACTCGCTGAGCAAACACCCCCAACTGCAAGTCTCCCCCGTAGGAGACCCTTGTGCCCCGCCGGCATACAGTGAGTTTCATTACTCACAACCCGAATCTGAAGAGAAAGATGGGGGGTCAGATGAAGAGTTCCGTTCGCGTGAACCTCATTGTCCCACCTTTTCCTTTTGCCTCGACTTGAGCTTTAGCCCAGGTAAAGAGAAGCCACCAAAACTTGACTGCGCTCACGCGTGGAACATTAGGATAGACGTGTCTACAGGTAGTTAGAATATTGTGCTAAGCTGTGCTTTGGTCGCGACACCGGGAATACGTTCCCCGAGTCGCGCCACTGACGGCGACCCACGTTCTGCTGCCCTTCTTCCCCTTGACACGGGACCGCAAGCCGGAGATCCAATCAACCGAGGGTAATTCACCCAAACCGTCAACAGAATGAATGCAATTAAAGAAAAATTAGTGCTTGAGCAAAAGCGTGCTCCGGCCGTGGACAGACCGACGGGAATTCACAAACGATACGTAGCAGCTGAGGGTGGCTCGTCCCCTCAGAAGCCAAAGCGCCATCGTCGCGCTAAACGCCGCCCTCCTCCGGTGGCAAGGCCGTCAAAGCCCCCAGTTAACTTTGGGGGTAGAGACGGCCACGACAAGCAGGACAGGCACGGCTCCAAGCGAAACTTCAAGTTGAAAGATCGCCTCAAGCTAGCCCGAAACGCTGTCAAGGAGGACAAGCATAACAGAAGGAAGTTCGATTCCACACTGGGTTACCCCGGTGAGGGCCCGCCACCATCTGGCCTGGAATACACAAAGGACTGTGAGTACGGCAATTCCTGCATCATCGCTGGTCATTACCATCGTGAGGCGCGTCCCAAAACTGGCGCCGCCAAGCGATTGGAAGAACAGAAGAAGAAGCGGAAGCGCAAACCCACACGAGCCATCTTGTGTACGCACGCCTCGGGTAGTACCTGCCCGGATGGTGATGAACACTGTCATTGCAAGAACCAGAGTCTCGACTCAGACTCAACCCGCGCCCTCGTCATCTCGATGCAGGCGCAAGACGACGCAAAATCGAGTGAGCGTGACCTCTCGGAAGGGCCTCACCGCCCAGACGAAGACAACCCGCCCTTGATCCGCCAACCACAACACGTGCACACCTTCGTGCCGAAGCCCAACCCCAACATCCTCTCCGACACTGGAGAGTCCGAGTTCATCCCGAGCGCACCCATGTGGAGCCCTGATGACGACGACTCTTCGTCCGAAGAAGCCGATGTTTTTGAGCCACCACCCAAACCCCTCATGCGAGTCCGATTCGATACATCTGGAATTGTAGGCCCCATCCCCTTAACCGGTAAAACGGTACCCTCCCTCACGGGAGGAGCTGAAGTCACTTCAGGAAAGGAGCCTGCATTCATATTCCAACGCGATAAGAATCTCAATCGTGCGGCAGCCATCGTCACTGAGACAAAGACTGTTTTCCTCGAGGGGTCTGGCTCTGGTACACCGTGGTGGTGGACCGTTCTCGGACACCTTCCTGGCGTACGTTTCGACGACGCCTGCATCTCCAATTCACCAGCCCCCTTTGTCTCCACTGAGAACATCGCCGCCAAAGCTTCCACTCGGAAGAAGGCGCGCTTTGCATTCCTCAGACCCGGCAGAGGGTTCAATCTTGGCTACTGCTGCTCTTGTGTACAACTCGAGCAGGGCGCCTCTCTCGTTGACCGATACTCAATGAGCAGGGACGTCGTGATCTTCACGGAGCTGTACCGTGCCTTTCAACTCAGTCCGAGTCTGGCGCGGAGGATGGTGGTGGCTGCTGACGGCAAGATGATGAACTCCATCGTCGCTGCCTGTCGCGCCATCTATGCTGGCCATGACTACTTCCCTTTTTGGATCGAACATCCTGAGGGGCAGCGTATCATGGACAACACAGTCCTCTTCTACGTGAACCAGCGTGCCGCCTCAGGCACGTATCAAAACCTCGGGGTGACCGATAAATCCAAGCCGGATTTTCGCTCCGTGGGTCTCTCGCCGATGTCCCCGAGCAGAGACCCATTTTCCGCGTCGGGCCGGTAGAGTGCCGTGAGCGTGATCTGACCGATCGCGTTTACGTGTACAACAACCAGTTCGTCGTGTTAAGTGGGGGCCAATACTTCCTCAATGGCCAACTCTGCTTCCCTCCTGGAGAACAAAAAGAAGACGGTGCTTATCGCACCATGTTTGGTCCTTCTGTCTCCCACAATGGTGTAGTCTATTGCAACTGCAACAATTGTGTCTCCCTCGCTTTCCGCCGCCTCACTTCTGTGCGGAAGCCGGAGGAGAAGGGGTTAGACCAACTACTCACAATCAATCAGAACATCTTCGTCCTCACTCATCAGTGGTGGTTCGATCGCTTAAGGAACCTTTATGAGCCCTACTTTCAGGAGTACGACTCTATGGAGGAATCCGCGCGATTGCACCATGCCGACCCGCACGCTAAACGTCTACTTCGCGTGCAGGCCTGGAAGGAATTGCAAGAGGCTGGTGATGAACCCTCACGTCTCTGGCTTACCAAAGTCTGGTACAAATTGAAATCTGACGAGATCGCCAAACCCGGCAAGGTCCCCCGCATGATCGGGGATCTCGGGGTTGCAGCATCCCTACAAGGTTTTTACTTGACCAAGCTCCTCAAGGAAGCCCAGAGTTCCGAACCCATCTTAATCAACGGTGGCCGGATGGAATTCATCTCCACACCGAACCCCTGGAAGTTGGAACGCGTCTTCACGCGCCTCCTATCACCTGAAGGGCGGTTCTACTTTGCCTACTTCTCCGACGATTCATGCCTTTCACTTCGCATCGGATCTCGGACCCTCACCTTTAATTTGGACATCTCCAAGTGTGACGCCTCCCATGGACCAGCTGCTTTCGACAGTTACTCCACTCTCTTCCCGACAGCCATTCAAGATGACGCCCTGCGGCTCATCGAACAGTGCCGTCTTCCAATAGAGATCAGGTCGCGTGCAGGTAAGGAAAAGGTCATACTTTTACCCAAGGGCCCCAAGTTATACTCGGGGTCTACATTGACCACAGGCATAAACAACAACGCTAACACTACCATCGCTCTCTCCATCTCTGAACACCACTTTGATCCTGATAGCACGGTAGCAGAAGTGGAGGCTGGCATCATCGCCGCCTCTGCTAAAGCTGGTTACCTACTCTCCGTTGAGTACTGCCCCAAACCCGAGGACATTCAATTCCTCAAGAACTCTCCCGTCTACGATGTGGAAGGTGTCCTACGACCCCTCCTTAACATTGGCGTGCTACTTCGAGCTTCCGGCTCATGTAAGGGAGATCTACCGGGCAAAGGCGACCTTCAAGTCCGTGCCAAGGACTTTCAAGCTGCCATCATCCATGGAATGTACCCCCGGGTGCGTTTCCCTTTGGTGGACGCCATGAAAAGCGCTGTTGGGTGCAAACCCTCTACAATTTCCCTCGACCGTGTGACTCGAGAGCACCAGTACAAGGTGGAGTCTGATCCCACGTATCCCCTGTTTTCCGTCAGTTCGGCGTCGGTTTACAGAAGATACAATCTCCCACCTTTAGCTCAAGCCGAGCTAGCTGACTTCTCTCAACTGTCAACCGGTTACCACCTGTCTTGCTCCGCTGTCGACCTGATCCTTGCCAAAGATTACGGTCTCAGCAGACTCGACTCGTAAGTGATGATTGTGAACAATCCTAGACACTCATTCTCTA